TTTAACAGCTTTAAGACAAAATTGAATGAAGGATCAGGTTCTCCAGCTGGAGACTACACTGCATCACTGACTCAAGATGATGACGAAGAAGCAACAACTTATAAGCCAAGATCAAAAGGCGAAGAAGATTTTGCTAACAAACATACTAAAGATACAAAAGCTCATCCAGTCGCACCAGAAGATCAATTTAAAGGTGGGACAAAGCATGCTGGGGCACATAAAGGACATGAAGGTGAACCAGGAGAAAGACAAGTTGTTAAAGCTAAGAAAACTTTCGCTCAATTAAGAGGCGGTGGAAGTAGCAAAAGAAAAGCTGATAAAACTCAAGGCGATATGGCCATGAAAAAAGTCAAAGAAGAATTTGAATTAAATGAAGCAATGGTTGCTGAAGATCCAATGTTAATGAGAACACTTACTAAAATGGCTTCAAGCAGAACTCCTATGCCAATGAAATTTAAGAAAGGTCAACCAATGACAGTTGATCAAGACCAAGCTAAGACTTTACTTAAAGGACTTAAAAAAGTTAAAGGTCCAAGTTTAAAAGCTATGGCAAGAGATATAACTTCTAGTCCTGCAGACTTCATGAAGGCACTAGCATTTGCAGATAAGGCGAGGTAAGAATGTCAAATATTTATAGACCATTATCAAATGTAGCAACACTCACAACAGGTGGGATTGATGTATTCAAATCAACTTCTGTAGCGGTAGTAACAACTGGAACTACAGATAGAACATTAACAGTATCTAATACTGCAGCAGAGATAAATGGTGGTGGTAGATATGGTACAACAGGTTCAGTTGGTCAAGCACAAGTTTATCTAAAAGCTGGAGAGTATCTCGTTATTAATAAAAAGTCAACAGATAAAATAGCAACTAATTCTGGTACAGATGTGAGAGCATTTGGTGTCGCTAAAAAGGAGTAGAGATGAAACTGATATGCGAAGTTAACGAACAAGACGTTCAATATATCACTGAAGCTAACGAGAATGGTCAAAAAGATTATAAGATCAAAGGCGTGTTCATGCAAGGTGAAATCAAGAATAGAAATGGAAGAGTTTATCCAATGCAAGTTCTTGATGAGCAAGTAAAGAAATATAATGAGAACTACGTTAAACAAAACAGAGCATATGGTGAGTTAGGACACCCAAGCGGTCCTACAATTAATCTTGAAAGAGTAAGTCATATGATTACAGACTTAACTAAAGAAGGAAATAACTATATTGGTGAAGCTAAAATTATGGATACACCATATGGTAAGATAGTAAAGAATTTAATGGACGAAGGAGCTAAGTTAGGAGTTAGTTCAAGAGGTATGGGATCGTTAAAACAAAACGGAAATTCCCAAGTAGTACAAAAGGATTATCATTTAGCCACCGCTGCTGACATTGTAGCTGATCCAAGTGCACCAGATGCATTTGTTGAAGGTATTATGGAAGGCAAGGAATGGGTTTGGGATAACGGAGTTTTGAGAGAAGCTCAAGTAAATGAATACAAGGAAGAGATTACTAAAACATCTAAAGCTGACCTTGAAGGAGCAAAGCTGAAGATATTTGCAGATTTTCTTTCAAAACTTTAAAATATTATAAATAATTAGTAAAACTAGACTATAAATTAAGGAGAAAAATTATGTCTGAACAAGATCTTAAACAAGATCAGGAAGCAATTGAAGATAGTCAGCCAACGGAGCTAGATGAATTCAAGGCATCAATGGGTGACCCTTCAGAAGTTCCTGAGCCAACATCAACAACAGCAACAGCTCCTGGTCCGAGTAAAGATCAAGGAGAAAAGACACCACCTAAGCAAGGATCGTCAAAAGTAGAAAAACCTAAAGAAGCAGGTACTAAAATGGGTATGATCAATGCTATGATGAAAAAAATGGGCGGTATGAATAAAACAGCAGTCGAAACAATGTATATGTCTATGATGAAACCAGAAGGTATGATGAAAGTCAATTCAATGAAAAAACCTAAGATGGGTGAAGAGACTGAATATAAAGTAACTGCAGCAGACGTTGACGTTAAAGACGACGTTAAAGCACTATTTGGAGAAGAAGACCTTTCTGAAGAGTTCAAAGAAAAAGCAGCTACTATATTTGAAACCGCTGTAGTAACAAAAATTAACGAGCACATTGAAACATATAAGTCTACAATCAATGAGTCATTTGCTCAAGATACTCAAGCTATCAAAGATGAGTTATCTGAGAAAATGGATACTTATTTAGACTATGTTGTAGAACAATGGGCTAAAGATAACGAACTTGCTATCGAGCAAGGTTTGAAAGCTGAACTAACTGAAGACTTTATGTCTGGATTAAAGAATCTTTTCGAAGATCATTACATTGACATTCCAGAAACAAAAGTAGATGTAGTTGAAGAGCTTGCAGCTAAGAACGAAGAGTTACAAACTCAATTGAATGCTGAAATGGAAAAGAACATGGAAGCTAAAAAAGCAATTGAAGAAAATGATCAACAAAAGATTATTGATACTGTAACTGAAGGTTTAGCTGAAACTCAAAAAGAGAAGTTTCAAACTCTAGCCGAAGGTGTTGAGTTCAAAGATAAAGAATCGTTTCAAAAGAAACTATCAATAATTAAAGAAAGTTATTTCTCTGTCGATAATGATAAAGAAGTAGCTGATTTAGTGGGTGAAACTGATGAACCTCTTGATGAAGAGGCGAAACCTGAAGGATCTTCTTTGGATCCTAAGATGGCGGGCTATGCTGCAGCTATCTCAAGGTCTCTAAAGAAGTAAGTATATTATAAATATTATAAACAAACGAAAAGGCTGACTTTTCAAAATTTAACCAATTAGGGAGAAACATAAAAATGTCTTATATTACAGAAGAGCTAGTGAAAAAATGGCAGCCAGTCCTTGAACATGGGGATCTTGACCCTATTAAAGATCCACACAAGCGTCAGGTTGTTGCCACTTTACTAGAAAACCAAGAAAACGCGGCTCGTGAAGCTGCTACTGGTTCTGGCGGATATTCTATGCCTTCGCTATTAGGTGAGGCCGCTCCAACTAACGCAATGGGAGCATCTTCATCAACAGCTAGTGATGGTGCGGTTGACATATTCGACCCAGTTCTAATTTCACTTGTAAGAAGAAGTATGCCTAACCTTATTGCATATGACATCTGTGGTGTCCAGCCAATGACTGGTCCAACAGGTCTTATTTTTGCTTTAAGAAGTAGACTACAAGATCAATCAGGTGATGAAGCACTTTACAACGAAGCTAATACTTCACATTCAGCTATCGGATCTCAAGCTGCAAACACATCTAACTTCGGTGGTGTGCTTGACGGTTCTGCAGGTTCTGACCAAGCTGGTAACGATCCAACATCTAGAGCATCTGGTTCTGGTTACACACTACACCAAGGTATGTCTACAGCAACAGCTGAAGCATTAGGTGACAGTGCTGCTAACTCGTTTGCAGAGATGGCTTTCTCAGTAGAGAAAGTTTCTGTTACTGCAGTATCAAGAGCTCTAAAAGCAGAATACACAATGGAACTAGCACAAGATCTTAAAGCAATCCACGGTTTGGATGCTGAATCAGAACTTGCTAATATCCTTTCTGCTGAGATTTTGGCTGAGATTAACAGAGAAGTAGTAAGAACAATCAACTATACAGCTACTGCTGGAGCACAATCAAATGTGTCTTCTGCTGGTACATTTGACTTAGATGTAGACAGTAACGGTAGATGGTCAGTTGAAAGATTTAAAGGTCTAATCTTTCAGATTGAAAGAGAAGCTAACCAAATCGCCAAGTCTACAAGAAGAGGTAAAGGTAATGTATTGATCTGTGGATCAGACGTTGCTTCTGCACTTCAAATGGCTGGTGTTCTTGATTACACTCCTGCATTATCTTCGAATCTAAACGTTGATGACACTGGTAACACATTCGCTGGTGTACTTAACGGAAGAATCAAAGTATATGTAGATCCATATTTCTCAAGCGCATCTGGAAGTCAATACTTTACATTAGGATATAAAGGTGCATCTGCATTCGACGCAGGTCTATTCTATTGTCCTTATGTACCACTACAGATGGTAAGAGCAGTTGGCGAGAATACATTCCAACCAAAAATCGGGTTTAAAACTCGTTATGGAATCGTCGCTAAT